GAGAGGGGAAATAATTTTGTTGTCTTCATTAACAGCAGCACTACACAATCTGGGAATTTCCAGTATACCAGAAAGTGCAAGATCACACTGTTAAATTGTTGAAAGAAGTTGAGTTTGGGTCGGGACGTCGACAACTCTGTTGAATCGTTGTCGGACAAGGCGGGCCATGTCATTAGCGAGTTTTTCTTCATCAGCTAATACGAGTTCCCGGATGGCAGTCTCTACATTGTCAATCGTTGCAGAGACAGGGTCATTGGATTTTGTAACCCAATTTGTCATTTCAATACAGACTCCGGTGTCAAGAGGAGCTCTGTACTTTTGATTCACTTTGGAAAAACCACGTTTCAGAAAGGTACACTTTTCAATCGGGCGAGCTGATTGAAATATTCCATCCTTCGTGGCCGGTCCAAATTCCATTCCAATAGTCTTGAGTTCGTGTCCGATGCGTTCAGCAGTGAAGTCGTCGTAGTCAGGGTCGACAGCGAACATAACATCATCACCGTGGGTAACCATTCGGACTGTTTTCATAAATTCTCCGACCGAGGATTCAGGGTAGACTCGTGTAAAGGCGTAGTAGAAGGCAATCAAGTTGACTCCACTATTCAAGTGTGTTGTTCCAAAGACTCCAGATGGTAAAGAACCATAAGTCCTATAGATCGTTCCGTGAGCCATGTGGTGTGCGTTAACACACAGGTCAGCAAGTCGCAAACGAATTACAGAGTCCATGGGTTCCCAATTCTTGTCATTTTCCTCGTACCAGTTAATCCAGGATTGGTAGACTGCGAAGAGGAATCCAGCAGGTTGAGTCGAATCGAAGCCAGAGTAATCGCCGTCATCCACTTCAGGTGAGACAGTATGCAGATGGTTTGCAATCATGTGCCATTCATCACTGTACGGATTAACACCAGATGTAGTAGTGTTTCGAATTCGGTTGTTGATGAGGTGGGCACACATTGCCCCAAAATACTTTCTCGATAGCATGAGTAAAACGAGGGGAGAGGCTGCAAACACCCGTGTTTTGATAGCCTTTGGATTCGATCGGTCACACTTCCTCAGAGCTACACGCTCATCCTTTAGTGTATCCCGAAAGATAGGCACATCAGTCACTGTTCCATTCCTCAGTTGGTCCTCAAAGTCCTCACACATTCTTACGAGAGTGGGAAGTGGTTCTTTCTCAGGGGTGAAAAAGTCTCTCTTTCCTCGCTTAGCCGTTTGGCACAATGGCCAGCCAGGAGAGGTTGAGAGATCAATCGGCTCAAGTCCAGCAATGTTCTCAGCAGTTCCACACTCTGTCCAGGTAAGTTTTCGACAAATGACAGGTATTCCCTTAGTATAATGATAGAGAAGCTTGGGAACTTCTTTTAGAAACCGTCCTTCCACATAAGGTCGTTCTTTGTTAAATCCTTTCACACCCCGCTCCAGTGGATCAATCTTTTCTCCGTCGGGAGTGTAGAAGGGTCTCAGGACAGCAGGAGCCGTGATTGGATCAGCAATCTCACCTTGAAGAAGAGATGGTCGAATCTTGGTCTTAGTTGGTTCAAAAGGAGGAGGAAGAGCAGCGAGTGGTTCAGCTACAAATTCACAAGGTTTGACCTCCGTATGATTCATGGACTCGTAAGTTCCAAGCTGTACTTGAACACCATCTGGTTCCCGCTCATTGAGCATGTCAGCAATAATCTCCCGGGTGAGTATGATTGAACCTCCATTCCCATTTTCATTTCCAAGGAAATGCATGCCACAGATCTTTCTTGGCATAGTGGGGTCGAGGATGATTAGTGGAGATCCACAGTCACCATTGGATGAGTTGAGATTAGGACAAAACCATGCGGTACAGGCATCGTAAAAACAACCATCAGAAGTCTGGATCTTTCTCTTTTCGCGTTCAACCATTGCTGTAGAGAGGTAAGTGACAATTCCTTGTCTGCGAGTAACCAATCGGGCGTAGCGAATGAGATCAATCTTAAGATCAGCGTCTGTAACAATGTGGTTCTCAATATTCGCAAATGGTTTCATCGAAATCGGAAAGGTCAAAATAGTGATGTCGAGCTTATCGTGGCTAACGGCCTTGATATCTTCCTGGGGGATCACGATAGTCCTTTCATCGCCCCCATTATAGTATGTTATCTCGACGTTGTAGCCACCAATCTGGTTCCAGACATGAGTGTTAACCCAGCAAGTTCTGTCGCGAAAGAACAATGCTTGAGCATGGCGTTTTCCTTCACACCCAATGCCTACCAGATTCCTTTGTATCTTTTGGCTAATTCCTTCCGCATTTGGATCGACAAATCCCTCGAGATTCATTGGCTTCCGATCAGCATGGATTATTGTAGCCAAATCAAGAATAACTGCCGGTGTCACACTCGTTCCGTGTAAGTTTTCCAAATGAACAATTGTGGACTCTCCAAGATTGAAAGCCTCGATAATGTCCTGCATGACAATTCCTTGGTCCAACATCTTGTCCATGACATAAGCCAGAACATCAATGACTTCCCGAGTACTTATCTGCGGTTTAATCTCAACGAGTGAGCGCTTGTAAAAATCAAGCACATTTTTGATAGAGACCAATAACTCAGCCCTCAAATGTG